GTACTGCGACTCAAATCGCTGGTACTGACAACTTAGGTGGTTTCTTAGTACCTCAAGAGTTCAGCAATGAGCTTGATGTTGCTACTGCCTTCACTGGCGAGGTAGAGCGTTTGGCTAAGAAGTTGAACACTGCTTCAGGTGGTTTGTTGGATTACCCAACAATTAACGATACTGCAACTGACGCTAACCTAATCGGTGAGGCTTCTGCGGTAACGGTACAAGATATGACCTTTGGTAACAAGCAGCTTTCTGCTTACAACTACAGCTCATTGGTAAAAGTATCTCAGCAATTGTTGCAAGACTCTGCTTTCGACTTGAACGCGTTCTTGGTTGAAGCTATGGGTGAGCGTATCGCTCGTGCAACTAACGCTGCTTTCACTACTGGTACTGGTTCTTCTCAGCCACAAGGTTTGGTTACTGGTTCAGCTTTAGGTAACACTGCTGCTGGAGCAACTGCAATTACCGCTGATGACCTTTTAGACCTTATCTACAGCGTAGATGCTTCTTATCGTAACAAGCCTGGCTTCGGTCTTATGGCTCACGATAACATCATCGCTGCTGTTCGTGCTTTAGGTTTAGGCGCTGCAAATGACTTCCCAATCTTCATCCCATCGATGGAAGTTGGACAGCCTGACCGTATCTTCGGAATTCCAGTTTATGTGAATAACGATATGCAGTCAAGCATCGCAACTGGTACTAAAACAATGATTGCTGCTGACTTCAGCAAGTTTGTTGTTCGTAATGCTGGTGGTATTCAAATGCTACGCTTAAACGAGCGTTTCGCTGACGAACTCGAAGTAGGCTTTGTAAGCTACAAGAGAAGCGATTCTGCTGTATTGGATAGCCGTGCAGTTAAGCACTTGATCCAAGCATAAGGATGAAAGTAGTCTTTAAAAAGACTATTGTTGGTTCAGGGTTCCGCTTCCGCAAAGGTGCGGAGGTGGAACTTCCCAACGATAGAGCAATGGAATTTTTGAACGCTGGGTACTGCGATGCAGTTGCAGAACCCCCGAAAAAGCGTGCAAAGAAGACCGTGTCAAAACCAAAAAGTAAAGAGCAAAGGTAATGGCCTATTCAGTAGTAACACCCGCGGCGAGCGAGCCGATTACATTAACGGAGGCTAAGAACTTCTTGCGTGTTGATGGTAGCGATGATGATGCACTTATTGGTGCATTGATTTCTGCTGCACGGGAGATGTGCGAGCAGTATACTCGTAGAATCTTGGTTACTACTACCATCGATGAGTATTTTGATGGCTTCCCGAACTACAAGAATGCGGTGAGCAAAGACATCATCTACCTATCAAGAGGCCCAGTGCAATCAATCACAAACCTTAAGTATGTTGATGAGATTGGCTCGGAAGAGACGGTTGCATCATCTTACTATGTTTCTGATACTATAAGTGAGCCAGCAAGAATAGCTTCTACTGCTGGTTGGTTTGCGACTAACGGAATCATCAATCAAGTCATTGTCCGCTATGTAGTGGGTACTGATGTGAGTAGCATACCCACTCCATTAAAGCAAGGTATGCTCCTAATCATCAGCGACTTATATGACAAGAGAGATGACCGAGTGAGAAAAATGCCTACAGCATCGGAGTACCTATTTAACCCGTTCCGCATCTTTACATTCTAATGATAGACCAAGCTGGACAACTGGATCGTAGAATCACTATTCAAACCTTTAGTGAAACTACGGATAACTTTGGGCAAGAGGTGAAGAGCTTCTCTACCCTTGCTTCAGTATGGGCCAACGTGGTTGAGAAAGTAGGGCGCGAGGGTGAAGATGGTGATATGATAGCAGCCACTAAAAAGGTGGAGTTTATCATTCGCTACCGCACCGATGTTGATGAGGAGATGCGTATAGTATACAACAACAATACATATAAGATTCAAGCGATACAATCCGCAGATGCTCGCAAGGCATTCCTTAAGATTGTATGCTTATGGTCAGATGCGCAGTAATGGAAAAGGTAAAGGTAAGCGTTGAGGGCGTTGATGAGGTGATGAGAAAATACGCAAACTTGATGATAGACTCAAGAAGAGTGTACTCAAGAAAGTAGGGAAGAAATCACTGCCGCCTATGGTTGACTCTTATAAGCGCAACATCACTGATGCAGATGAGGTGTTTAAAGTATATCGAAACGGCAAGATAGCCTACGAGATAAAGCCTGGACAACTGCGCAGAAGTGTTGCTATAAAGACACCCAAGCACCTACAAAAGAAAGATGTAGTAGGTATGAGTGTTGGGCCAAGAAGAAGCGGTAGGTATAAAGATGCAGAGAAAGGCGGTTGGTACGCTGGTATGATAAACTTTGGCTGGTTAAGAGTTGGAGGCAATCAAGGAAAGCGATACCAAGGTCAAAACTTAAACTTTGCGCAGAAAGCAATGGCTGCTGCAAAGACAAGAGTGAATGTGAGGTTTGTCCGTGTATTTAGAACGGAAACCACAAGAGAGATAAATAAGCTCAAGTTTGGGCAAAGAATGGGCTTGAAATGATTGGTAAAGTAATAAAGTACAAGTTCGATAATACCAGTAGCTTAAACAACGTTTTTGCTGGCCGTGTTTATCCTTTGGTTGGAGCGCAAACGAGTGCCCGACCTTTTTGCATTTACGATACTACAAGCATCCGCACTGAAGGATCGAAAGATGCGGACAGCCACATTGATATTGTCAATGTTGAGCTGACTTTAATAGGAGATAACTACGGCACGTTGCAAACTGCCGTTGAAAATATACGCACGACTTTTGTGCGAATGAAGGAAACAATTGAGGGCGTAAATGTTCAATCGTGTGGCTTTGATACTCAAAGTGAGGTATTCAATGTTGATGAGGAGACTTTTGCGGTATCAGTTGATTTAGTGTTTAGAATAGTCAAATCATAAAAATTAAAAAAGATGGCAGCAAGTACATCAGTAATGAATAGCACCGATGTTGTAGTACGCATCGGTACTGACGGTGTCACATATGAAACCGTTGGTAAAATGACAAGCGCTTCTTTAAGCGTAACAATGGCAACTCGTGATATTTCCACGAAAGACAGCTCGGGCTGGATGGAAGTATTGGAGGGTCAAAAATCTTGGACTCTATCCGGCGAAGGCTTGGTAGTGTACAATGATGCGGGAAAGGCAACGCCGGATGATATCTACGGACATCTGAGCAGCCGCACCGTTATCTACATTGAGTTTGGTTCAGAAGCAACTGATGAGAAATACTACAGCGGTACTGGGTACTTCACTGAGTTCTCTACGGATGCTGGAGTAGAAGACAACGCAACGTTCTCTTTCTCATTCCAAGGAACAAGCACCTTGACTCAAGGAACTCAAGCATAATATCAGTAGGGGGGCTTCGGCCTCCCTATTTTAACATCACACAACAATGGATACAAACTTGATAAAAGTAGGCGAAAAGACATACCCCGTAAAGTACGGGTTCAATGCACTAAGATTGTTTTGTAATGCCAGCGGCATTGGATTGCAAGAGCTTGAAAAGATAGGAGAAAACATAAGCATCGACCACGCCATCAATTTGGTATGGGCGGGAATGAAAGACGGCGCAAGAGCAGAGAAGAAAGACTTTGATCTTGACACTGATGACATTGCCGACTTGCTTGATGAGGATATGAGCATCATTCAGCAGTGTATGGAATTGTTTGTTGTCTCCTTTGTGAAGCCAGGAGCTGAAGAAAAAAAGTAAACACCCAAGCCTCGGAATCCCTTGATTGGGATGCACTGGAAGCGATAGGTTTGGGTGAGATGGGAATGAGCGTTGAGGAGTTCTACAATATGACTCCAAGGCAATTCCAAAACAAAAGAGAGGGCTTCCAAAACCGCATTCAGTACCAAACTGAATTGGTATGGGAGACCACGAGGTGGCAAGCAGCGGTAAACATTGCGCCACATACGAAGAAAAGAATGGGGCCGAAAGACTTGGTTGTTTTCCCTTGGGATAGCAAGAAGCGAGTACATAAGGCTGCAACATACGAAGAGGTGCAAGAGGCAATTAAAAAGGTGTTTGGTAAATGAGCCGTACGGATATAGATTTTAAGATTGGCGCGGACTTAAAGCAGTTCCGCGGTGCAATGGGCAACATCGACCACAGCTTGAGAAAGTTAAGCGGTGGCTTTGGTGCTTTAGGGGGAGTGATTGGCGCTTCCTTTGCTATTGATATCATCCAGCAGTTTGCTGCTGAATCTATAGAGCTTGCCTCTAAGATGGAAGGCGTTGAGGCGGCTTTTAATCGACTCAATGACCCTAACCTACTTGACAACCTTAGAAAGGCCACAGCGGGTACCGTTGATGACTTAAAGCTGATGCAGACGGCTGTAAAGGCTGAAAACTTCCGTATCCCTATGGATACCCTTGCGAAGGGTTTAGAGTTCGCACAGCGTAGAGCACAAGCTACGGGTGAGAGTGTTGACTATATGGTTGACTCTTTCGTAACTGGTTTGGGTAGAGAATCGGTTAAGATTCTTGACAACCTTGGTATCTCTACCATTGAGCTGCAAGCAAAAACCAAAGAGCTTGGCTCTATGGCTGCTGCTGTTGGCGCTATAATGGATGAGGAGTTCGAAAAGGTTGGTGAGCGTGTTACTACCACATCAATGAAGGTAGACCAGCAGCGTGCTTCAGTCACCAACTTAAAGACTGAGATTGGTGAGAAGCTCCTACCCGTATACTCTGCTTTCCTTGACCAAACAAATAAGGGGCTTACGAAAATCAACTTTATTCTTGATGATAAAGAGAAGGGCTACAAGCGTCTTTTTGTTGCTGCCAAATCTTACTTTGACATCACGAAGTTTGGTTTAGATTTAGTGACCAATCCGCTTAAGGCTTTGTTGGGGTTATTTGGAGAAACCAAGGAAGAGGTTGAGGCTGTATCGGTTGAATTCAATAAGGGGCTACCCAGCATTACTGCTTGGGCTGATAAGTTTGATGCAATGCAAACTCAAGCCGATGAGGGTGCAAAGAAGCAAAGAGAAGCAGTTGAATCGTACAACAACAAGCTCAAGGAATTATTGCCAACCTTGCGACAAGTTGGTTATGAGATCGACCAAGCCTTTAATCCTGGAGAAGATACTACGGGAAAACTCGCGCATCAATTAGGATTCGCTGAGGTTGATACGGAGCTTGAAGAGTTAGAGGAAACCACTGAGAACTTTGGCGATACCTTTGACCACAGCTTTAGGAATACCATTGATAAGTTCAGAGAGTTTAGAGATGAGTTCCTAATGGTCGGGGACATTTTAAGAATGTCTTTTGAAGCGGCCTTCGCGCCATTAGAAGAAGGCGAGACGCGCCTCGGAAACTTTAGAGAGGCATTTGTACAGCAGCTTAAGATGATGGCAGCACAATTACTTGCTACCGCTGCCGCTGCTTTAATTCTCGCTACAATACTGACGGTTGCATTTGGCGGAACCAATATGGCTGGTAAAACAATGTTTAATAAGGCTGGAATGGGCTTTGGTGATTTGTTTGGTGGTCTATTCGGTGAGATGGGCGGCGGCTTTGGATTTAACGGAGGTGGCTTTGGTGGCGGAGAAGGTGGTATGAATATCATCGGAATGCTTAGAGGTAGTGACTTCATATTGATGCAAGAGCGTGCTGGAAGAAATAGAAATAGACTAAGCGGAATCGGAGGCTAATGGCAAA